CCACTGTCTCTGCTAGTCCACGATGAACCACCCGGAGTAGCACTAAATATACTAGTACCTCTAGCTGCTAATACTACGTCACCAAAGGTTGCTACCATAAGTACCTTTTCAGCAGAACTAGATGTAAAAGGTACGACTGCTGATACATACTTAGAAAAACCATTTATTCTTCTATAACCACCCTCAACAGCAGGTTCAAAGTTTCTCAACTCTAATGCTTCACCCGGTTGCATCATAAAGGTAGACTTGTTTAAGACTAAACCACCTTCACAGTTAAATGCTGAAGGTACTGTTTGAGATTGGTCTGCCATTACAATGCCCTAATATCTACACCACCAGAGTTGTAAACTCCTGTTCTAGGTATGAATGTTGAACGTAAATATGAAAACTTATTGACTAGTAAAGTTTGCATATTCTTAATGCCTTGTTCAAATCTCTGCATATTAAGTTGATACTGTTGTGTCTCACCTCTATACTGATATACAAATGCTGTAGCACCATCTATAATAACAGGTGCAAATCTATCAGGTATAGTTGTAGTATCTCCATGTGCTGATAAATCACTTGGGAATGTGTAGTAATCAAACTTTATTGCATATGCTTTATTTGGAAATGGGTATAGAAGATAATTATTATCAGGTGTTCTCACTACATATTCAGGAACACCACCTCTGTCAAACTGTGCTACTGTGACACCACTAGCTATTGAAGCAGCCGTTGTGCTACTTGCACCTCTTGTACAACCTGTAAATGTAGTACTAGTTACTCCTGTGTAAGTAATTGTTTCATTACCTATGACTATTGTACCTGCACTATCAAATCCTGTAGTACTTGCTACAGTTATAGTTGTTACACTATCTGTGTGTGTTGTACTAGTTGTTGTAGTATTTATTTCATCTTCTTGATTTATAACTCTATTTATGTAGTCATTATAATCAAGTAGATTTAATTTGTATCCACTATTACCTAAGTCACTATCCTTGACTATTCTAAATGTATTGTAATCTACTGTCTTAGTAGAAGCAGGTAAACTATACCTAACCACACCTGCTGTCAGTGTCTGAGTAGCAGTAGCATGATTAAAGGGATAGTTAAACTCTCTCTGATTAATAAAACGTATAGATTCATTAACTGCGTTTTGGCATTGAACTTGTATACCCCTAGCACTAGAAAAGGTTGTAGAAGTTAATGCAACCTCATTCAACCTTGCTATTACTTTATTTGTTATTGTTAGGTAAGTCTCTGCCATAATAATTCCTATAAAGATAAGAGAGCAAGTTGCCCTGCTCCCTTATATATGATTTAAGCTAAAGTGTCTCTGTCAACTTCGTCAGCAGACATGTCACCTTGGTCACTTATATCCATCATTATTGCATACACACGGATTGAACCGGCAGTAAATGATGCACCACCACCTGCTAATAACACGTCAATAGTGTCAGCAGAAGTAGAAGCAGTCAAACCTGTGATTGCAATCTGAGGAGCATAAGCACCATCGGCAGCACCGTCAATATCAAAAGTTGCAACAAACTCATCAACGTCACCACCTGTGAAACCAAGTGATGCAGTTGCATCTGTGCCAGTATTCTGAGTTGCACTAGTTACAACCTGAAGACCTGCAGCCACGATAAGAGTATTAGCTGGAACTGTGATAGCTTGAATAGTATCACCGTTTGGATTAATGCTATTAGCAGTTAAGTCAATAACATTATCCATGTAGTATACGTTCCTACCTCTCTGGGAGTTGCCAGAAGCGGCTTTAAGAACAGCAGTAATATTCGCCATAATTCAATCTCCCTATGCTAAGTGGTAAGCGGCAGTACAGATTGCTTCAGGGCGAAGAATCTTTCTACCATATAAATGCATACCACGAACAATATCAGCAAAAGAATCAGGGTCTCTGTAAGTCTCTGTCTTGTTGATTTGCTCAGCAGTAGCTATAGATGAAGAGTGACCAGCAACAATAATACCAAAGTTTGTAGAACTGTTCGCACCTGTATTAGATGGTCCTGTTCCTATACTTGGTAGGTTATTTGACTGATACACTTTAAATCCATGAAGGTTATTAAGAACTAAACCATTCTGTAGTCCTGAACCACCAAAGTCTGCATCAAACAATCTTGTGTCCTCATCCTTTAGTACTTCAATAAATACAGGGTCTAACACTAACCATCTTCCGTTAGTATCAACATTCTGTTGGTCTAGTAGTCTTGACATTCTAGCAATAACTGTCAATGGGTTTCTATCTCCATTAGCAGGAGCAGCAGTAGTAGCTCCACCTGTTCTTGGTAAGATAGCTACAGCATCTCCAGCAGAACCACCGAAGTCTTCAGCATCAATCTTCATTGAGGATAAGAGTTCGTCAGAACCGGCTGTTGAAACAGCTACACTACCATTAGTAGTTGTATTAGCTGTGTCTGCAACACCATGTGTAGCTGATTGCTTATAACCTGACATATAACCAAGTACGTCTTGGTCAAATTGGTCGGCTAGTCTATAAGCTGCTCTATCTGATGCTAACTGTTGAAAGTTAATATGAGAGTGAGCCTCTTCAATATCATCCACTTTAAATGCAAAGTAATTAGCTTTGTCAATATTAAGTGAAAATTCTTCATCGTCAAGGTCTTGAGGAGTTATTGTAGTTCCTCTAGAATATGCCTTAACTGTTATTTCTGGTTCTTTGATAACCTTAACGGAATCGCCCATATTAGCAATCTCACCGAAGTAATCATTATTAGTGATTGC